CTTGACTGGCAGGAATAGACTGCTACTTAATATCGTTACTTAACCGTATATAACCTATACGGTTTTCTTATTGTCCGAGCATTGACGACACTAAAAGCCATGGAATTACACAGTCGGGGACGACTTTAAAAATAGGAGGTTCGTAATGAACGAAGAAACACAAACAGTCAAGACGGTTGAAGAACAAGTGGTGCCTGCAGAACCTACTAATGAAACCCAACCGCAAGACGAGAAGAAGTACACAGATGCAGACGTTGATGCTATCATCGACAAAAAGTTTGCTAAGTGGAAATCAGAGCAAGAAGCCAAGGAAAACGAAGCTAAGAAACTTGCCAAGATGAACGCTGACGAGAAACAGAAGTATCAGTTGGATCAGCGTGAGCAAGAACTGGCTAATCGTGAACAGGCGATTGCTCGCAAGGAATTGACCGCAGAAGCTAAGACAATGCTAAGTGAACGTGGCTTACCGATTGAATTAGTGGGTGTGATTGATTTAACGAGTGCTGAAACAGTGACCGATTCGGTTGCAAGTGTTCAGAAAACGTGGGAGGATGCAGTCCAGAAAGGTGTATCCGACCGAATGAAAGGTAGCGCACCTATTAAGACTGCGCCACAAAACAACAACGAGCTTACCAAGGCTCAATTTTACAGAATGACCCATGCAGAAAAGGCAAACTTAAAACAAACAAACCCTGAACTGTATGATTCATTTTTGAATTAGAAAAAGGAGAATTTAAAAAATGACACAAACTAAAATTGCAAATCTTGTAAATCCTCAAGTTATGGGGGACATGGTAGCGGCTAAGTTACCTAAAAAACTACGTGTTGCACCATTCGCAACGATTGACCGTACTTTGGTCGGTGTCCCTGGTAACACTATCACAGTTCCATCTTACACTTACATTGGCGATGCTGAAGACGTAAATGAAGGTGTAGAAGCTGGAGTAGTTACTCTTGGTACTTCTACTAAGACTGCTACAATCAAAAAAGCAATGAAGGCAGTAGAATTGACTGACGAGGCAGTTCTTTCAGGTTACGGAGATCCAGTAGGTAATGCTGAGAACCAGCTTGCGTTTGCAGTTGCATCTAAAATCGACAACGATGCCTTGGATGCTCTTTTGGCAACAAACACACGTAAATACGATTCTAAAACTAAAGCAATTAGCTATGAAGTTATCGTGGACGCTATCGATTTGTTTGAAGAAGAAATCAACACAGAAAAAGTCATGTTTGTTAACCCTAAACAAGTAACAACATTGCGTAAGGATCCTAACTTCATCTCAGCAGATAAATATCCAGCTAACGTGGTTATGTCTGGGGAAATTGGTACAATCGCTAACACTCGCATCGTTCCAACTAAGAAAGTCAAACTTGATACAACTAGTGCATTTTACACTTGCCCTATCATCAAACTTACACATGATGACGAAACTGAACAAGACACTGCAGCATTGACTGTTTACCTCAAACGTGACCCAAACATCGAAGTTGACCGTAAGTCATTGAAACGTACTACTGAAATCTCAATTGACGAGTTCTACACAGTAGCTGTTTCTGACGACTCTAAAGTAGTGCTTGCGGACATTAAGAAATAATGAAAGTTAAAGCTATACAATCATTCAATGACTGGGAAGCTGGGATTAGACGATATGAGAATGAAGTCTTTGAAATTACGGACGAGCGATTTGAAGTGCTTGAAAATAATTTAAAGGTTAGCTTCGGTGTGTCTATTTCGGATATCATTAAAATCATTGAAAAAGAAACCGAAACACAAGGAGACGAGACGACTCCTTTAGATTAGGAGGTCTTATGGAACTTGAAAAATTAAAGACGTTAACAGGCGAGAACGACGAGGCAGTCCTCTCGCTTTTAATTTTACGGGCTGAAAATATTATCTTATCTGAAACTAACCGAGACAAACTAACACCTGCCCTTGAAAGACTTATCCCAGAGCTTGTTATTGAACTCTACAACCGTTCAGGAAGCGAAGGAGAGCAATCTAGGAGCGAGGGTGGTATATCTGTTACCTACTCTGACAACGGGTTGTCTACGGGCGTTTTACAGCGTGTGCGAATGCATAGGTTAGCAAGGGTGGCAGGTCATGTTTTTGAAAAAGAATAGACTGAAACCCTACCCTCTCAGACGGTTTAAAAAAACTGTATCGGACGAGGGCGTTGTTAAAGAAGGATATGCGGACGAGGTTGAGGAAGTACGTCTTGAGTTGTGGCCAGCGACTAGTAAGCTACAATCTGAGATTTATGGCGACCGTGTCAACGATATCCTGAATGCGAATGCGAGCAAGGATGCAAACATCAATGTCAAAGATGGTGTCTGTATCGATAGCAAGACAGAGGTCACGCATCGTGTTATTTCAAAGAAAGTATACAGTCAACATCAGGTTTTGGAGGTAGAACGTGTCAGAGCTTCTAGGGGCAGATAGCCTCATAGCTAAATGCCGTAAATTAGCAAGCAAACAAGCAGGCGAGGATATCGTTTTACGTGCGGTACACAATGCTGCTAAAACGGTTGTCCAAGCAGATGCTAAACTAAGAGCGCCAGCAAATGATGGCGAGCTGAGAAAAAGAATTAGAGTAAGGGTTAAAATGGAGGGCGACCGAGTTGTTGGAGAGGTTTATACCAACCTTAAATACGCTCCTTACGTTGAGTTTGGGACAGGGCCGATAGGACAAGCTAACCATTTGGGTATCTCTCCAGAGGTCAGCGTGACTTACAAGTCTAATCCGTGGTATGTGCATGAAGACCAAATAGATGTAGGTTCTTACCACTTTCAAAAGATTGGGGAGTTTTACAAGATGTATGGTCAACCTGCCCAGCCTTATCTTTATCCAGCTTTGAAAGACAATCAAGAGCGTGTGTCTAAGAATATTTCGAATTATGTGCGTAGAAAGATTAGAGAACAGATAAGATGATTAATATTAAGCCAGTTATTTATAAAGAATTGCAGAAGGTCGCAGATAATGTGACCGACACTTATCCAAGCGATTGGGAAAACTTCCCAGTCGTTATTTTTTTGGAAGAACAGAACAAACCAGGCGATTGGTTCGATGATAAAGAACAAAAAACATCAATTCGCTATAAGGTTGATATCTTTGACAACGATAGCACTAGCGACCTAGCAATTAAAATCAATGAGATTTTTGCTTCATTAGGTCTGCGTAGGATTGAAAGTCAAGATATCCCTGACCCCTCTCATTTGAGGCATAAATTGATGAGATTTGAAGGTATTGTTGACCTTGACTCTGATCTTGTTTATCAATATAGAATGGAGAATTAATACATGTTAGCAAACGGAATTACGCTAGCTTATGGAACAGCTAAAGGAACTTATACAAAACTTGCAGGTCTTAAAGAAGTACCTGAATTCGGTATTGAACCTGAAAAGGTTGAGAATACCACCCTTGAAGATAAGGTTAAAAAATATGAGTTCGGTATTGGCGATGCTGGAGAACTTGAGTACAAATTCGCATACAAGAATGACGGAGTAAATGCTCCTTATCGTATTTTACGTAACGCAGCAGACAACAAGACAAAACTCTTTTTTGAACAAACATACCCAGACAACACCAAGGTTACATTTGAAGGCCAAGTATCTGTCAAACTTGGCGGTGGTGGTGTGAACTCTGTTATTGAGTTTACTCTGAAGATCGCATTGCAATCTGAACTTGAATTTACAGACGGAATTGGAGGTTAATTAAATGGCTCTACCATATTCGACATGGAAGGTCAGTGAGGACAAGGAGTTGAAACTCCGACTCACTTCCTTGCAAGGTACCAAAGTTGAAGAAAAAATTGGGGCTAACTTGTTAAAAGTGTTTATGCCTGAAGACGGAGAAGAGTTCCCACTGCCACCTCTCAAGGTCATGTTACTTTTGACCCACGGTGCGCTTCAAAAATTTGAACACGGGATCTCATTTGAAGATACATCTGACCTTTACGACGAGTATGTCGATAATGGTGGAGACCAGGCGGCGTTCATGGCAGATGTTATCTTGCCATTACTCGAAGTTTCGGGTTTTATGCCACGGGAGAAGACAAGCAAAAAGAAAGCTCCCAAGAAAACCAAACTGGAAGTAGTCGAGTAGAACAGACTGCGGTCAATTCTATAACTGAAATGGTTGAGAGGCTTTACCCTATGTTTTTAGACATCGGGGGGGAGCCTCTCGTTTTTTGGGATTTGACGGTTCTTGAAATCAGAGAAATGATTGAAAGTTATAACCGTGTTAGGATTCAAAAACAAAAAGACAAAATCATTGAGTCGTATAGGCTTTCACAAATGATTGCTAATAACGTTTCTTTGTTACTCTCGAAAGATGCCAAACCGCTTGAGGTTTGGGACTATGCCCCTGAATTATTCCAGGACGAGAGAGAAGAAGTCGAAAAAGCGAGATTGGCTCAAGAGTTGAAATTGCACCAGGAACGCATGCGCTTATTTGCTGAAAGTCACAACAGGAAATTTAAGACGAAAGGGGAATAAATGGGAGTTACTCTTGATGAGCTCAAGGTAATGATTGATGCTGAAATTGCGCCTTTCAAAAACAAAATGAAAGAAGTAGAGAACAGGGTCAAAGATGCATCTGGTAAGGTGCAAGAGTCAACTAACAAAATCAAGGCACAGTCAGGATCCATGCTAGGCGTTTTTGGTAAATTAGCTAAATTCGCAGGTTTTGCTTATCTTGGTAAGAAGTTGCTTGACGTTGGTATGTACTCAACACAGATGGCTCTTGAGGTTACAGCTTCGGTCAACCAAATTAAACGCCAAATGGGCGAGAGCTCGCAAACATTCTTAAAATGGGTTAACGATAACGCCAACGCTATGAATATGAGCGTAGGAGAGGCTACTAACTACGGTGCGGTATATTCTAACCTTTTCTCTGGTTTTATTAAAGATTCAGGGAAATTAAGCGCCTATACTGCTAAAATGTTGCAAACATCTGCAGTTGTAGCCGAGGGTTCAGGACGTAGTATTACGGACGTCATGGAGCGTATTCGCTCTGGTTTGCTAGGAAATACCGAGGCAATCGAGGACTTAGGTATCAACGTAAACGTAGCCATGATCCAATCCACAGAAGCCTTTAAACGTTTTGCAAATGGTCAAAGCTGGAACCAGTTAGACTACCAAACACAACAACAAATCCGTTTAATGGCTATCTTGGAACAAGCCACGGCTAAGTATGGCACGACCTTGTCACAATCGGTCAACGGTCGCATTAGCTTGTTTAAATCGTTGCTGAAAGACTCGGCTCTTAATATCGGTAATGCTTTCTTACCGATTATCAACGCTATCATGCCAATTCTGAACTCTTTTGCTATGGTCTTGAAAAATGTCACTGGAAAATTAGCAGAGTTCATTGCCTTGCTCTTTAACAAGAAAGCGAGCGTTAAAGATAGCGGTGTAGCTAGTGCAGCAAGTAGCGCCGGCGATGCTTTAAAAGACGCAGCAGGCGGAGCTGGTGACCTTGCTGATGCCATGGATGATGCAGATGATGCTTCAGGTGGTATTGCTGATAACTTAGACGACACTGCCAAGTCAGCCAAGAAAGCTGTTAAAGAGTTACTAGGTTTAATGGGATTTGATGAAATCAACCTCTTAAACAAAAAAGACGACCCTGACGACGGAGACGGAGCTGGCAAAGGTAGAGGCGGTGGCGGTGGTGGCAAAGGTAAGAAAGGAAAAGGAGGGGGCGGTGGCGCACCTTTCAAAGACATCTTACCAGAAGTCGCTCTTACCGATATGGATAACCAGTTCAAGAGCATTTTTGACGGCCTTGGAGATAAGTTAAAAGGTTTATTTGACTATTTAGCGAAGCTCTGGGATTTATTTAAAAAAGGTTTCTCACTATCTTTTAGATGGGATAGCATTGAAAGACTGAAAAATGCATTGAGTGGTATCTGGAAATCTATCAAGGATATCTTTGAAGACGGAACGGTCTTGCAAGCTGCGGCTCGCTTCGGGGAAAAATTAGCTTTTGCGCTTGGTCAGACGGCTGGAGCAATAGCTAATGTCATCATGGGTATTGCGGTATTTCTTGCTGAAAGTCTGAATAAATCTCTAAACGATACCAAGTGGGATATTAAGTCATGGCTCATTCGTATGTTTGACATCAATGGCGATACGATTGCTAGTATTGGGAATATCGCACAAAGTATCGGTCAAATCTTCTACGACACTATAACTAGTGAACCTGCTACAAATATCGGTGCAGGGCTTATCTCTGCGTTCACATACGCATTTATGGGCGTTACTGAGCTTGTATCTAAGTACACCAGAGATATTGTAAAACAGATTGAAAAAACAATCATGGGCAATCAAGGAAACATTACAGAAATGTTTACTGGTTTGCTCAAAACTGCAGAGCCAGTTGTCGAAGCTCTGGCCAGCACTATGAAGTCAATCTTTGAGAAAGCCAACAAAGTCTACGACGAGCATATCAAGCCAGCAATTGACAAAGCTGGAGACCTATTCTCATCTATTGTTGAAACGTACACGACTGTTTGGAGTGAAAAAATCCAGCCTATTTGGGAAGAGATAGGTGTTGGTTTTGCAGATACAATTAAAAATCATATAGGTCCAGCGGTTGAGAGCTTCCTAGAATTCTTAGGTAGTATTGCTGACTTGACTGGAGCTGTATACGACAAACTTGAACCTTTAATCACTTTCATCATCGAGAGGGTTCTTAATGAGTTAGCGCCTCTAATCAAGCGCATGGGGGAAGAATTAAAGACATTCTTTGATACAGTTTCAGATATCGTATCTGGTGTTATTGATATCATTAAAGGTATCATCGACGTGATAACGGGTATCATCAATGGAGATATGTCTAAAATCATCGAAGGTTTCTCTAGTATCTTTAACGGGGTGCTTGAAATCGTTGTAGCTATCTTCAAGGCGTTGCTGAACTCAATTATTAACATTTTGACGAACATCTGGAATACAATTATTTCAACGTTCCAGAGTGCATGGGATGGAATTACCAACATTCTAGGTGGTGCTGGAGACTGGTTCGCTAATACATTCCAAGGGGCATGGGATGGTGTAGTTAATATCTTTACTAATCTAGGACCTTGGTTCTCTGAACGTTGGAGTGATGTTACTAACGCTCTATCAAACATTGGAGCATGGTTCACAGACATGTTTCAGAAGGCATGGACTGGCTTAACAAATGTGTTTAGTGGTCTTGGTAATTGGTTTAGCGGAAGGTGGGCAGATGTTACCAATGCCCTATCAAGTGTTTCATCTTGGTTTGGAGATATCTTCTCAAGAGCCTACAACGCAGTCACAAATGCGTTTAGTTCGATTGGTAGCTTCTTTAGTGGCGTTTGGTCAACGGTTCAAAGTATTTTTGTTAACGCTGGTCAAACGGTCGGTAGTGCAGTAGGCGGAGCCTTTAGAAGCGCAGTTAACGCAGTGCTTGGAACTATCGAGAATGTAGTCAATGGATTTGTTGGAATGATTAATGGTATTTTGAACACTATCAGAAGGCTTCCAGGTCTTGGATGGGTTGGTAGCATTGGCTATGTCAATCTCCCTCGTCTAGCCCGTGGTGGTATCGTTGATAGTCCTACCGTAGCCATGATTGGTGAGGCTGGTAAAGAGGTTGTTATGCCACTTGAGAATACTGGGTTCTTACAAACTATGGGTCGTATCGTAGGCGGTGCCGTTGTTAACGCTCTAGGTGGTGGCTTGCCACAATCTGGAGGATTTAGTGGCAATGGCGACATCGTGATCCAGATTGGTGGTCATGAATTCGGACGTGTAGCTATCCAAGAAATCAATCGAGAACAGGAACGTGCAGGACAAGTCTTGCTTAACATTTAAAGGGAGGTAAAATGGCACGCTTAATCATTAATGGGGTGGCTGTTAAGCCTCCCAAATCTTTTCAGGTCGGTATTCAGGATATTGACGGAGAAACAGGACGTAACGCTAACGGAGATATGGTGCGTGACCGTATCACGGTTAAACGTAAACTGGATTGTGAGTGGGGTATGCTGACTCAAGGAGAAATGAGTCAGCTTTTAAATGCCGTATCGCCTGAATTCTTCACAGTGTCCTATCCTGACCCTATGTTGGGTCAAACTACAAAGACTTTTTATGTCGGAGACAGAACGGCTCCGAGCTACTCGTTTACTGAAAAATTCAAGCCATGGTCTGGTGCTAAGTTCAATCTGATAGAAAGGTAGGTTTTAAAAAATGGACGTATTCAGACGACAGAAATTCAACGAAGCAATGCTTTCAAAAAACCGTACTCTTGCTATCAGGGTAGGAAACTATCAATCTAGAGATATTAACGAGGCTAGTTTTGATTATGGCTATATCAAGGGCGATACCTACAAGCCAGGGGGAACGTGCGCAGGTAGTGCCAAGATTGTCTTTGCGAGCGTGATTACATCATTCAGGAAGTTAGATAAAATAACCCCAGAGATTGGCCTTTTGGTCGATGGAACCTATGAATGGGTTAAAATGGGAGAGTATTTTATCAACGATATTGAAATCGACCGCAACCGTAAAACAACCGAGCTTGAACTCATGGACGGCATGTTTAAGTTGAACCGTGAATATGTCACAGATTTAACCTACCCAGCAGAAATCAGAAACGTAATCAAAGAAATCTGTTTAAAGACAGGTATCGTCCTTGCCAATGAAACCATGGGTCTTGCATCCATGAATTATCGAATTGACAAAATTCCTAAAGATAAAAAAATGACATTCCGAGACGTATTAGGGCTATCAGCTCAAATGATCGGGATGTCTTGTTTTTTCAATCGAGAAGGTAAACTTGAAATCAAAGAGTTGACTGATTCGGGTATCACGATTACTGCCGATAGCTACTTCATGCACGGATTGACCAAGAGTGAGATTGAGTATCAGATTGCAGGTATTACTTGTAAGAAAGATAAAGAAACTCTCACGGTCGGATTGCGTACTGGTCGTTCACTTGAAATTGAGAATATATTTATGTCTCAGTCTGTTTTAGACAATCTCTATCACAGTATCAAAGATATCAGGTACTATCCGTTTAGCCTGAATTATCAAGGACATCTATTGCTTGAGGTCGGTCAGTGGGTAACTATCAAAACCAACACAGGGGAAACGTTCAAATCTCCAGTTTTGAGTCAATCTTTCAACTTCAAAGGTGGGCTTCGTGGTCGTATTAGTGCTGACAGTAAAGCTGGCAACGATGCGCAGTATTCGTATGCAGGTACAATTACTAAAAAGATTCAACAATTTAGCGAGTTTGAGAAACAACTTCAAAACCAAATTGAAGAAGCTGACAGGGACTTTGACAACAAGGTTAATCAAATTAAAACTGATTTTAATGAACAGATTGAACTAGTGAATGATAAGGTCAAGAAGGAAAATCAAAAACTATCTGACGAAATCAACAGACGATTTCACGAGTTCAGCCCATCAGGTTTTGAAGAGGCTAAAAATAAAGCAGAAGAAGCCTTGAAGAAGGCTAATGCTGGTTATAATCTTTCTGATGAAGCGAAGGATATTGCTGAGAAATCTCAAATAGCACTCTCTACTATTGCTAACAAAGTCAACAAGCAAGAAGATAAAATTACCGACTTTAAAAATGAATATGGATCTAAAATGCTTGAAGTTAATCAAACGACTGAGGGCATAAAAACAAAAATTGGAGAAATAACTTCATTCATTGATAAGGACGGCCAACGTCAAGAAGAATTAAAGCGTTATGCTAGAGAAGAAACGGCCAAGCAAACAAGCGTTATTCGTGAAACAATATCAAGAGATTATGTTTCAAAAAGCACCTTTACAGAAAATGTCGAGGGTACGAATCAACGTTTTGAAGCAATCACAAGAGATAATGAAGCCAAGCTAGCTGATTACAAACAAGGGATTGACGGACGCATTGCAACAATCACAAGTTTAGTTGATGGTAAGGTCAATGAAGCAGACTTCCAAAGAGTCAAAGAAACGAGCCAATTATACGAGCGTATTTTGGGTTCAAACGATTCAAACGTTGCATCCAACATTGCCCGTATGACCTTAACCTCAGAATTGTTCGAGGTCGAAGTAGGTAAAAGGTTTAGTAACCTAACTAACCTATTTTACGCTCCGACTAAAATCCCTAAATACATTTCATCAGTCGCAACAGAAGAGCACTTGAGACGTGTAAGTTTTGGTGACCATGATGGCATTAGAATTAACTACACTGATTCTATGTCAGGATGGCTAGGAGTTCGTTTCCCTCTTACAAAGAGATTTGTCAAACAAGGAGAAAGCCTTGGTTATCGCATTGAGATTGCAGTTGATAAGGTACCAAAAGATGGTATGGTTTTAATTCAACTACTAGACAATACCGAGAAATTAGGATTGTATTATAACTCTAAAATTTTGCTTACCAAAACAGGTAATCAGGTATTCACAGGATATTTAGATATTCCAAGAACGGGCGAACTGAATGAGTACTCGCTTAGATTTACTCTTACGAGTCCAGGAAATATCGTTATTCATAAGCCGATGGTTATCGATAAGCGCATAATTCCTGAGGAGTTTGTAGATAGCACTGACTATAACAATGAGTATAATCGTGTGACTATGTCCTTGATGAAAGATAGTTTTGCTATCAAGTCTTTGAATAGCGCAGGAGATATCATCGCTGGTATCAACGTAGGAGCGAACGGGAACAACCGCATTGTCGGTAAGGCTACACATATCACAGGCGAGACCTTAATTGACAATGCGGTCATCAAGTCAGCAATGATTGACAAACTCAAAACCGCCAATTTTGAAGCTGGTTCAGTCACTACTACTATTTTAGGGGCGAACTCTGTCACAGCTGACAAGGTACTTATGGATCAAGCTATGGCTCGAATATTTGTATCGAGCGATGTATTCACAGATACTTTAGCTGCTAAAACCGCATTCATCAATAGATTACGATCAGTAGTTGTGACTGCAACCTTGCTTGAAGGTTTTAAAGGGCGCATTGGTGGATTCCAAATTGGTACTCACGAAAAAGACCCATCTGTGTACTGGCTAACTGGGACTAACCAATTCGATGTTGGGATGAGTAATGGTAGCTCTGCGTGGGGGCAAACTGCTCTTTGGGTCAACTGGGGAAATAATTGGGATAAACCAGGAAATTCTGCTTGGTATGTGAAACGGACTGGAGAAATGTATTGCAAAAATACTGCTCATTTCTGGAATACTCCTGTTGTCCATGGAAATCTTCGGGTAGGTGGCAATATCTACTATATTAATGATAATGATAAAACAGGCGGATACTGGATGTATTCTCCAGATTTTAAAAAAATCAATAAAGATAAAGGCTATCTCTATTTTAGTGATTTTAATGAAAAACCAACCGATTGGATACCTCTTAACAAGGAAATTTCAGACCGTAGATATAAGACAAACATTCAAGATAGCAAAGTCTCAGCTCTTGAAGTTATCAATCGTCTAAAAACTTACTCTTATCGTAAGGAGTATGATGGTAAAATCGAAGATATTCCATGTGGTATCATGGCTCAAGATGTACAGAAATATGTACCAGAAGCATTTTATGAAAATCCAGATGGGGCATATTCTTACCGTGCATTTGAACTCGTACCTTATTTAATCAAGGCAATTCAAGAGCTTGCTCTTGAGAACAAGAAAATCGTAAAAAGATTGGAGAATTTAGAAAATGGATAATAAATTGATTATCAAAGCATTAAAAGCGTCTCTTACTGAAATGACTAGCAACTCAACGAGTGAAATGGTCACAAAAAATATTCTAAGTATTCAACTTGAAGAACAAGCAGAAGAAATGCAAAAAGTTAAAAATGAACGTGACGAAGCACGGGAGCAACTTCAAGAAGCTAATAGCCAACTTGAGAAAGTGAACAAGGTCTTACAGTCAAATGAAGAGTTAAAAACTCTATTTGACAAAGTAGCAGAAGAATTAGATAAACCAAAGGAAGAAGGATAATATATGACATTTAAAGTTATCAACAAATACTTACAAGAAAATAACCGCACATTCGTAGCAATTCGACAAGAGGCACCATACACGGCATTTGACCGTGTTTTGATTGGTAACCGTGTGAATGACTCAGACGAGGAATTGATTACAGCAGTTCTTGGTCAGGTAGCTACTGAATTAAATCCTGCTGAAGGTGTGAAGAAACTTCAGGAAGATTTACAAACACAGGCTCAAGAATATGAAACCAAGTTAGCTGAGAAAGATGCTAAAATTGCAGAAGTCAAAGCAGTTGCAGATTGGGCAGTGTTGGCACGAGTAACTGACGTAGATAATCCACTGGATCCTACATTATTTAAGCGTGGTCTTGAACTGGTCGACCTCGGTCAGGTTGGTAAAACCTACCAACCACAAGAAATCTTCACACTTGTGAACCCTGGGCATGTTGAGAAGTTCCAGGAAGGCCAACGTGTAATGGTTCAAGTAAATGAGGCGTTCACCTATCAAGGACAGACGCTTGAAGAACTTGCAAGTCTTGAGCAAAATGGCAAATTAGGTATCTGGAAGTGGACCGAACCGAAGAAAGAAGAACCGTCTAGTGAGCTAAACACTCAACCTGTTCAATAGGAGGTGTTTATGCAAGACTTAGCATTTCACGAACTAATAGAGCACCTCAAAAATCTTTCTTATAGCCCATATATCCACTTCTTTTTTTGGTTGATGGTACTGGATATTGTGACGGGTTATATCAAAGCATTTAAGACTAAGCGTTTTGATAGCAAGGTAGGTACAATGGGATTAATTAGACATTTCATTGTATTTGTCGTTATCTTACTTGTGGCTATGTATGCCCGTTCGCTTGGTTTCCGTAGCTTCGGGATTGCTTGGACAATGTTTTTCTCATTCAATTATCTGTTTTCAGTGATTGAGAATTGGGAAATTATCGGTCTTGCATTCCCTGAGTTTTTGAAGCCTTACATTAACCAGTTGAAGAAAGATAACGCTCGTAAAATCGGGCAGTTATTGGTCAATATTGACCAAAAAGACAAAGTTGAAGTTGAAGTCGAAGTAAAGGAGAAAGACGATGCAACAAATTAATGAAATTTTAATTAATGGAGCAATTAGCATTCTAGTTATCTTGGTAGGTA